ATATAAGGAGAGTTATTTGGACCAAATGACAGGCTCTCGTGAATTTATCAAAGGGGTACAGAAGGCTGTAGAGACTAGAGGGTATGTTAAAAACAAATATGGCAGAATGTATCAATTACCCAAACGCGACTCCTATAAGGGGGTCAACTACCTTGTACAAGGTACCTCAGCAGATCTATTGAATGAACGCTTACTTGTACTACACGATTTTTTGGCTGATAAAGCGTCATCAATGTTGTTGCAAGTACACGACGAAGTGGTGTTTGAAATAGCGAATCACGAAGAAGACTGGATTATCCCTAAACTAGTCGATATTTTACAAACCAATACATTGGACATTCCTTTATATGTCGATATTGAAATATGCGATGAATCATGGGCTAGTAAGAGAGATTATGTTATAATTAAGGACCCACAAATAGAAGAAAAAAGAGAGAAGGAGATCAATAAAATGGCAAAGATTAGCGCACATTATGGGGTAACAATGCAACTAGACTGGGGATATGAGAAATTAGAGTTAACTATCAGCGATATTGATGCAGATGTTGATTTAGAGCCACAGTTAATGAATTGTGAAGGAGTCACAAGAGAAGTGATTGACTTTGTTTCTAATCAAGTGCATTTGAAAGTAGATCAGCTGTTAGGTAAAACTACTACTGAACAGGAATCTAAAAAAACCGAGAAACCTGCTACTGAAAATCCAGTTCCTTTAGTCGAAGAAATAGAGAAATTTGAACAAGAGTTAACGGAGTCTGAGCTTGAACCAGTAACAGCTGTACAAGATGAATTTGAATTTTAAAGAGGCTACATGAAAGATAAAAGTGATGAGGTTTGGGCCAATTTAAAATCAGATAAGAAGACAGGTTTTGCCCTTGGGTCTGACCCAAAATTTGCATATCAAAGAATTGAATTTGGCATCCCCGTATTAGATAAACTTACTGGTGGGGGAATCCCTAAAGAGCGTTTAACCCTAATATATGGTCCTACAAACGTAGGTAAGAGCTATCTGGCTACACAAGTAGCTGTTAATGCCCAAAGTAATAATGAAAAAGTGGTCTGGATAGATACCGAATTATCATGGGACATGGCTTGGCAAGAGAAATGTGGGTTGCAATTAGATAATGCTTTAGTTAAACAACCCGATACCGGAGAAGAAGCTTTTGAGATTTTACGGACCATGCTTAACGCTGCAAAAGAAGCTAATATAGGTGTAATTGTATTAGACAGTGTTGCAGGATTAGTCCCATCGCAAGTTATGGACGAAGAGTTCGGCTTCAATCCTGTTGCATGGGCTGCACGATTCGTTAATAATTCTTTACCCAGACTGTTGCCTTCGTTGAAAGAAAGTGGCTGTGCTTTGATTATGATTAATCAAGTACGGTCAAGTTTAGCCCCTACCGCATTAGATGCAATGCCCGGAGGATTAGGTCAAACATTCTTTAGCCATTCGTTGTTACAGGTCCGGAGACGTGGATGGATTGAGGAAAATAAACAACGAGTCGGGTTCGATATGGAAGTCCGTATGCGGAAATCTAAAATAGGCGGGGAACATTGGGGATCGGCGATAGTTCCTTTCAGAGTAGATGGTGGGATTGATAGACTAGAAAGTTTTATTAGGGATGGCATCGAAGCTGATATTATCAAACGGGCTGGTGCTTGGTATACTTTTGGTGATACAAAATCTATGGGTATGAATGGTCTCAAAACCGCTTTCAATGAAGACCCTAACTTGTTATCGGAACTCCAGAAGGCCTTGGTATGAATATACCCCCTAGAGACTTTACTGCCCAAGAACAAACGATCGGAAAAGTATTGTCGGATTTAGGATTGAGGTATGAAGAACAATATTCAGTTGGGCCATACTTGTGTGACTTCTACATACCAGACATTAATATGGTAATAGAAGCAGATGGGTTATATGGACACTTTAAAAAACGTGATCTACAGAGAGATGACTTTCTTATGTCTAATCAGATAGAGTATGTGCTCCATGTTATAGAAACTTCATATCAAAAAATAAAGGAGGAGATATGGCGGGCTTTGATGAACTTTTAAATGTTCCACGACGAAAACGGAGAGCTCCAGTAACTTTAGATGATTGGTTAATGAAATCATTAGATGATAGCCTTTCAGAAGAAGGGAGACCTCCGCGCAAGGGGGTTTTTTATCCTACAGCCTTAGGGTCCCGCTGTGATAGATACTTATATAACTGCTTTCATGGATTAGTGAAGTCTGAAGTTATTTCGGGTAATACTCAACGAATCTTCGATAATGGAAATTTCTTAGGGGACCGGTACGAGACATATTTTAAGAAAATGAGATGTTTGTTAGCTGTTGAGTCACCATTGACTTCAACGAATCCTCCTATAAGTGGGAGATTGGACTTTCTTATCCAACATCCGGAGTATGGCCCTACGATAGTGGAATTAAAATCAATTAATGATAATGGGTTTGAGAAGTTGACAAGACCTAAACCAGAACACTTTATCCAACTTCAAATTTATTTGGCAATAGCTAAAAGAGATCATGGTATCGTTTTATATGAGAATAAGAATACGCAAAATGTAAAAGCTTTTTTTATACCGCGCTCGGAAGAAGAGTGGGAAGAAATTGTAGAACGCTGTCAATTTATTATGGGCTTAGATGAACAGCCACTGGCATGTGGGGGATACATATTTTGTGCATGCAGAAGGGAGTGGGACAATGACAACCTCTAAACAAATAATTGATGACACACAGGTCTATATGGATCGCTTGGCCATTAAAGGTTTAGATGATACTGTAACACAAGACTATCCGAATCTGGATTTTACAAAATTACATCTTGTCTCTAATGATGGGCTACAAGAATATATTGTTATGTACGGTGGATATAGGGCTTACCTCGAGGTAGAATTATCTGACGTCCAATCACAGCTTAAAGTGCTCGAAGGTCACTTCCAAGAACTATATAACATATACATCTTCAAATTAGCAAATCAACGCGAGACAGAAGGCTTAAAGAAACTTACTAGAGAAGAAATACGGGGGGCCTGCATGTCACAATCAACTGAACTTAATTCCTTAAGAAAAGAAATTTTGGGGGAAGAAGCTAAATCTACCAGACTAGGGGGGTTATTAAATGCTTATAAGGCTGCTTATGATGCAGTTTCTAGAATTGTGACTCTTCGGAACCTAGGGGGCTAAAATGGATTGGTCAGAAGCATTAGATTCCTGTAACAGGGTAGGGATAGCCTCTTCCGCATTGAGGTTTGGTATACTCCAAAAAGATACTGATATACTATTAAAAACTATATGGGCCATGCAGATTGAGCTGGATGTCTTGAGTGAGTGGTTAGACGATGAAAGGATTAGAAGAGAAATCACAGAGTGATTGGGTTTTTATTAAAAGACTTCCTAAAAATCTATATATGGGAATAGACTGTTCCTCTAAGGCGATTCACGCTGTTCTCATTGATGCAAAAGAGAATGTTGTTGGGTATGGAAAATGGGGCTCAAACTCAAAACAGTTCTCGGACCGACACATAGAAATAGCTCGGAAATTTACGAATGATCTGAGTAGAATACAAGATAAGACCATACACGTTGCCATAGAAGCAGCAATCTACATACAGAACGCTGCTTCGACTATTGCTATTGCTAGTGTTGTAGCCACTGCTAGAGTATTATTAGATCAGCAAAATATTGATAGTAGCTTGTGTGATAATAGACACTGGAAAAAATTGGTTCTAGGTAAAGGTAATTCCAACAAGCAACATATACGAGAGTATACAATGGCTAAATTTGGTGACATATTTTCCGAACAGGATTGGTGCGACGCATCATGTTTAGCGATATATATTTTAAGAGAAGGATAGGTACACTATATGAAAAAAATGTCAGAGGGACGAATTAGGCAGGCTTTTATTTCACCAAGGGAAGATCCAGTCGAATATGACGATAAATTTCCAAAAGACTTACCAACGCTTGAAGACGTTAAAGCTAAACATGGTGTAGTTGTTTGGTGTAAGTACGAAGCATGTCAACACAACCAACGCATTAAAGATTTGCAGAGAACAAGTGGGAGTTTATTGAAGAATAAGACATATAAACCGATAAGCGAGAGAGAACATACATGGAGAAATATATGTACTCGCAACGAGATAGCTTTGACCTATAACGAGCTCGTCGTCAAAGATGGGCAAAAACGCAAAGTGCCAGCGTGTTTTGTAAGTAGTATTAAAGGTGTCACCGGTCATATGGACTTTTCGTCTTTGTTGCAAAGTGATGGAAGCCCCTTTGGTGGTTTAGTGGGATCACAACATGAGTCAGACGCTGGATATGGTGTAATGGATAGGTTAGGTTAATAAATGCCTAAACGACTGCCAGAAAAAGTCAAAGCAGAAGCTATGTCGTTATTTCTTGAAGGGGTGGCGGCTAAAGATATTGCGGAAACCGTTTCATCTAATCATAAAGTTGTAGTAAAACCATCGACGATTTATGCGTGGTCAAAACAATATAACTGGAAAGAGACACAACAAATCTCACGGGCAACAGCTGTAGAAAAAGCTGCTGAAAGTGAGACTGAACGGTTCCAAAGGATTCAACAAGAACATCTCGACATGTATGGGGCACTTCGAACCAAGGCCTCTACGGAACTTCATGTAAATACGTTTGACCGAGCCTCTGATGCCGCTAAAGCTTTGGATTTAGGTATAAAGGGGGAACGGCAAGTTATGGAAGGCTTTATTAATCTGAACTTTATATCAGAGGTGATGGCTATACTGGTAGACGAAATAAAAGACGGAGACACCCTAACACGTATTGCCGTAAAACTGAAAGCATTGGTTGCAAGTAATGACGAATAAAGATACGACTACATTCCAAGACGCCTTTAATAAGTTAGCTGATGGGTTGGTAAGCCATAATGCTATTAGGGTAGGAAGTTTTTGGGAATTTTTAAGAGATATATGGAGTAAGTCGTTTGACAAGCCAGATTTATTCAAGGCGTGGCATGTGGGTCAGGTGGCCGAAGATGTCGAATATTGTCTTGAGGAAGGATTAAACTACGTGGCTATTCTCCCACGGTTTCATTTTAAATCTACAATCTTAGGGCACGCCTTCAGTGTGTGGAGACTGTTGAGATCAACACGAGATTCCAGCATATTGTATTTGAGCTATTCTGATACAATGAGTCGATACCACATCAGCGAAATCAATAAAACCATTAACCGTAACCCTATTTTATCGGAGTGGATGGTAAACCGGAGTCCAACAGCTGACTTTTCGTTTCGTTATTTTATTAACGGTCACCCATGTGAAATTCTTCATGGTGGACTGTTCTCCTTTAAACGAGGGCTTCACACAAATGGGTTAATAGCAGATGACGTATTAAGGGACCCTGCTAATCCGTTAGCAATGGGTGAACTTGATAAAATTACAGATCAGTTTTTAACAGAGTCTATGTACATACCTCTGAAAGGCGAACCTGTAATAGTTTTAGGGACCCCAATGCTTCCCGGGGACCTGTTAGACAAATTGAAAGATGATGAGCGCTTTTTTGTAAGGTCTCTTCCTGCATTAGACCCTATGCCTGATCGTAGAGTACTACTTCCAGAAATGTATTCCGAAGAATGGTTGTTACAACAACAGAAGGCACGGCCAAAATCATTCGCTTCAGAGTTTTTACTTGTACCACATCTAAGCACTGAATCTTATTTTGACTCTGAAGAAATTGCACCTTGTCAAGATGAAGACCTAGTTAACTATGACCCAGCAAAAGAGTATGATGGACCATCGGGTGAAGTTTATGGTGGATTTGATGTGGGGAAACGAAGACATCCGTCTCACGTAGTTCTTTTTCAACGGAGAGGTGACCGATTAGTGCAGATTCACCAGAAATGGATGGATAATTGGCCATATTCGGATCAAGTAGACTACTTAAATACGCTGGCAGATAAGTATAATTTTAAAGGTGGAATGATAGATAATACTCGCGGAGAATTGGAAGACCGTGGGTTAGATGATAGATGGAGACCTATTTCATTTACTGCAAAGAGCAAAAATACAATGGCTACCGTATTTGCTAAGTATGTGGAACAAGGGTCTTTGAAGCTACTTAAAGATTCAAGACAGCTTGAGCAAATTCTGTGTGTCAATAGGGAATTAAAGGCCCCAGAGGGCCCACAGGGCCACGGAGATGCGTTCTTTTCTATTGCGCTGGCATTATGGTCAGCATCAGAAGGTTCAAAGGAAAATATAGTCACACTCGGAAATGCCATGAGTTGGTTTGGGGAAGATGTAGAAACTCCTGAGTATATGCCTAGCAACATTGAACAGAAAAGTTGGGTGGATGAGAGTGGGGATGACATAACAGATAGTGGTATGGGGAAAGAGGGAGCCCCTAACCCTAACTGTGAAGATTTATTATGTTCGCCTAAGTTTTGGGTTCCAGAACGCGGGCTTTGTTTATATTGCGGCATACGCAAGTAATTATTAATTTTATTGAGGAGTATTCAACATGGCAATTAGTACACGTTTATCTATGAGACTAGGGCATATAGAGTTAGAATCAAAGGCCCAATTAAGTGAGCAATCAATTACTATTTTAAAACACAGATATCTCAAAAAGGATAGTGACGGTAATCATGCAGAAGATCCTGATGGTATGTTTTATAGAGTTGCATCAGCTTTAGCAGAAGTTGATATAAAATATGGAGCCTTGCCAGTTGAAATAGAGTTTACTACTAATGATTTTTTCCAAGCAATGAAGAATCTGTACTTTTTACCTAATTCACCCACTCTTATGAATGCGGGGATCAATGGCACTATGTCTGCCTGTTTCGTGCTACCTTTAGGGGATAGTATGCGTGATAT